ATAAGATCAAAGACCTTGATGTAGTCAAATCATACTATAAGTATAGTAATGAAAAGGCAGAGCAAGCTTTGAAAATTCTGACACAAGACCAAATTAACTTTATTAAATCAAAACTTGAAACTGGAGGAACAAAATGAGTGTTGTTCAAGAACCTGAGGTGAAGTGGACGCCAGAACAAATGGTGGAAGTTATTCTGAATGAACCTGATGATTTTCTCAAGGTTCGTGAAACACTTACCAGAATTGGTGTAGCCTCAAGAAAGGAAAAGAAGATCTATCAATCTTGCCATATCCTTCATAAACAAGGTAGATATTATCTTGTTCACTTTAAGGAACTGTTTGCTCTAGATGGCAAACATGCAAATCTTACTGTCAATGATGTTCAGAGACGTAATAGAATTGCTCAACTTCTTGCTGATTGGGGTCTAATTACTATTGTAGATCTAACTAAAATTTCAGATATTGCCCCTCTAAATCAAATTAAAGTCCTTTCATATAAAGAAAAAAATGAATGGACTCTTGAGACCAAATATAATATTGGGTCAAAAAAGAAAAAGGTAGAGGTAACTGAATGATATTGTAGGGGGTTCAATACCCCCTTTTTTAATGCATCTGTTATAATTAGTATTGGATGCCTTAGGGGTCCACAAAACACAAACTCGCTTTAAAAGGAGCTACCATAATGACTAATCTCATGAGATATACTGCGTCTGATCTTCCTGCATTAATGGACAGGATTACTCGCAATAGTATTGGAATGGATGAATACTTTGATCGTCTATTCAATCTTCATGAAACCACAACAAACTATCCACCATATAATCTTGTTCAGGTAAATAATGTAGAGTCTCATTTAGAGATTGCTCTTGCAGGATTTAAAAAGGAGGAAGTGAATGTCTTCACAGAGTATGGAAAACTTTTTGTCGAAGGGCAAAAATCAGATACAGAATCGGATAGGACGTTTGTCCACAAGGGTCTGGCTCAAAGAAGTTTTAAAAGGGCATGGACACTCTCAGATGATACAGAAGTCAGAGAAGTTACCTTTCAAGACGGACTACTTACCATTAGATTAGGTAAGATTGTTCCAGAACATCATGCTAGAAAAGATTATCTCTAAATAATATTGAATATCGTCGGCGCAGGGGAAAGGATGACTAAGACCATCCTCTTCCCCCCTTTTTATAAATACCTATAAAAGGATTAATGAAGAATTATAAGACTTTTCTTGAAGAATCTATATCATTTAGAGTCCATGATAAATTAAATCCTACTTTCTGGAATGGGGAAAAATTAAAACCAGAGGTAAGAACTCATCTCTTAAAGGTCGCTAAAGCTTGGGCGGATTTTGTTGATGTAAAGAAGTCAAAGATTAAAGACATTCTTCTTCTTGGTGGAAATGCAGGGTATAATTATACAAAGTATTCTGATTTAGATCTGCATATTGTTGTTGATACAGGTTCTTGTCCTGATGTAATGTCTGATTATTATCAGACTAAGAAACAACTTTGGACAGCAACTCATGATGTAAAGGTGTATGGTCATGATGTAGAACCATATGTTGAAGAACCTGGAAAGCTTAGAAGAAAAAGTCAGGGAGTATTTTCACTTAAGTCTAATAAATGGTTAATTAAACCTGAGAAATTTACAGGAGAACTTGACTCTGACTTGCTAAACACCAAGGTCCATGATATGATGAGTAAGATCGACAGGACTATAAAATCTACCAACAATCAAAAGACATTAGAGAATCTTTTGAAAAAACTTAGGGACATGAGAAATTCTGCCCTAGATAAGGGTGGTGAGTTTGCTTTTGAGAATCTTGTTTTCAAAGAACTTAGAAACAAAGGCTACATTGACAAACTTGCTGATCACATTTTAAAACTACAAGATAAAACATTAACTTTGGAAAATTATGTCTGTTAAACTTTTAGTTCTGAAATCCTATGAGGATATCATTGCTGATGTAAAAGAAATGATGTCTGGAGAAAAAGTGATTAGTTATCTTCTTACTAATCCTTTTGTAACCAGAGTCAATGATGGCGAAGATGGAACTGGTAGTAGCGTAACTTATTATCCTTATGTTCCTCTGTCTAAGCAAAAAGAAATCCCTATTCCATGTGATTGGGTAGTTTCTATTGTAGAACCACTTGATGAAGTAAAAGAATCTTATTTGGAGCATGTAAATGGTCAAACTGTTGGCACTGGTGAACAATCTGATTCTGGTGACTCAGATTGATGAAGTAACATCAGAATTGGGAGAACCTGATTGTAAGATCACTAAACCTTTTGTTGTTAAAAGTGATCTAACTTTGGAACCATTTCTGTGTGGATACACAAATGAAGATGTGTTCATGATGAGTTCAGATAAAATTCTGACTATCACTGAACCAAAACCAACTTTACTTGAGAAATACCAAGAACTTATTAAATGAAATTCTACACTAATGTTGTCCTGGTGGGGAATGAAATCCTCTCCAGGGGGTTTGATAATGGCGAGCATTTTAAAAATAGGGAAACCTTTTACCCAACTTTGTATGTAAGTACAAATAAGAAGACCAAATTTAAAACTCTTGAGGGAAATTATGTAGACCAAATTAAACCTGGAACCATTCGTGAAACTAGAGAATTTATTGATAAGTATCAGAATGTAGATAACTTTAACTTGTATGGCAATACAAGATATATCAATCAATACATTTCTGACAATTATCCAGAGGATGCAATCAAGTTTGATATTAGTAAAATTCAACTGATTACTATTGATATTGAGGTTGCATCAGAGAATGGATTCCCTGATGTAAAGAGTTGTCAGGAAGAACTTCTGACTATCTCTATTCAGGATTACAATACCAAGAACATTATTACTTGGGGAGTAAAACCATTCAACAATAAGCAAGAGAATGTTCATTACATTCTTTGTAAAGATGAAACTGATTTGATTGATAGGTTTCTTTTTTATTGGGACTCAAATCCACCAGATGTTATTACTGGTTGGAATTGTGACTTGTATGATATCCCATATCTTTGTGGAAGAATCAGTAAAACCTTTGGGGAGAAGGCAGTTAAAAAACTGTCTCCCTGGGGTATTGTTACAGAGTCAGAAGTAGTCATTTCTGGTAGACAGCAAACTAGAGTTGATATTGCTGGTATCACTATTCTTGATTACCTTGAGTTGTATAAGAAGTTTACTTATTCAAACCAAGAATCATATAGACTAGACCATATTGCTTCTGTTGAACTTGGTCAACAGAAACTGGATCACTCTGAATATGATACTTTCAAAGAGTTCTACACTAAAGATTGGCAAAAGTTTGTAGAGTACAACATTGTTGACGTAGAACTTGTAGACAGACTTGAGGATAAAATGCGCCTCATTGAACTGGCTATTACTATGGCATTTGATGGTAAGAGTAATTTCAATGATGTCTTCTATCAAGTTAGAATGTGGGATGCTATCATCTACAACTATCTAAGAGATAAAAATATTGTAATTCCATTTAAAAAGGATACCAAAAAAGATCAAAGGTATGAAGGTGCCTATGTGAAAGATCCTATTATTGGAAAGCATGAATGGGTGGTGAGTTTTGACTTGAACTCTCTGTACCCTCACCTTATTATGCAATACAATATTTCCCCAGAGACTTTGATTGAGGATAGATTTCCTGGAGTTTCTGTAGATAAAGTTTTGAATCAACAGATTAGTATTCCAGAAAACTATCCTTACTGTGTCTGTCCAAATGGTGCACAATACAGAAAGGATGTAAGGGGATTTCTTCCTGAACTCATGGAGAAGATGTACACTGATCGTGTCATCTATAAAAAGAAAATGCTTGAGGCAAAGCAACAGTATGAGAAGACTCCTACTGTTGAGTTGACTAAGGAAATTGCAAGATGCAACAACATCCAGATGGCAAAGAAGATCTCTCTCAACTCTGCCTATGGTGCTGTTGGAAATGAATACTTCAGATATTTCAGGATTGAAAATGCTGAAGCAGTAACTCTTTCTGGTCAAGTCTCAATCAGATGGATTGAAAACAAGGTCAATAAGTACCTGAATAAGATTCTTAAAACTGAGGATGTTGATTATGTTATTGCTTCTGATACTGATTCCATCTATCTTAATATGGGTCCTCTGGTTGAAAGTGTATACCAGGGAAGAGAGAAAACTACTGAGGGCGTTGTCTCGTTCCTTGATAAGATCTGTAAGGTGGAATTTGAAAAGTATATTGAAAGTTCTTACAAAGAACTGGCGTCCTATGTGAATGCCTATGAGCAAAAGATGCAGATGAAGAGGGAGAACATTGCAGAAAGAGGTATCTGGACTGCAAAGAAAAGATACATTCTCAATGTTTGGGACTCTGAGGGAGTGAGGTATTCTGAACCCAAACTTAAGATCATGGGTCTTGAGGCAGTTAAGTCTTCTACTCCTGCTCCATGCAGAACTATGATTAAAGAGGCATTTAAAATCATCATGACAAAAACAGAAGATGACATGATTGATTTTATTGAAAAGAGTAGAAACAAGTTCTACAATTTGCCTCCAGAAGAGATTTCATTCCCAAGGACTGCTAATAATATCAACAAATATAAATCAGCAAATTCTATCTATGAGAAGGGAACACCCATTCACATTAGGGGAGTATTGTTGTATAATTA